CTTCTAATTCGTAAATTAATTCTTTAATTCTTCTTTGACTATGTTGATTCATCGAAATACCTCCACATAGTCACAAGAATTACAACCTAATACTCCTGCTTTATTATTCCAAGTATGCAAATGAGTATATGCTTCTAGGTCTTTCTTTTTAATTATTCTCAAAGAATCCTTTTTACCGCACATAGGACATTTCATGCTTCCAACTCCTTTGCTGCAAATGCCGCTAATCTAATTGCTTCTCTAGCACTAGCAGTAATACTAGCGGCTAGTTTTACATTAGCCCAACCAAATCCTTGAAAGGCAATAATACCATAAAAGGAGGCCGATAATCTCTTAACTGCCATTTGATTGTTATACCATTTAGCATACTCTAATTTATCTTCTGCTGATTTCATTCTCTTTTTGTAGTAGTCTCTCAACTCTTTTAATTCTAAGATAGCCTTTGGTAAAAGACCCAATTCATCAGTTTTGAAATACACCATATCTGTTTCTGTAACTTCACTGAAGTCTCTAGGAGTTAAGATATTTGCACCAAATTCAGTAGGTATTTCAGAAAGAGTTTCCCAAGAAATATTTCTTGCTACAATCATACTAGGATATAGTCCTGCAAAATCAAATGCTGCTACTCCTAAATGCAAACCATTTGTTCCTTCACTTTCGGGATGATAAATCATAGCCCCTTGATAATCTTCACGCTTTACATTTTTATTTCCTGTTGGTGCTTTCCACCACGCATTTCTCATAAAGTAAATACTACCCATGTGAGAAGCATAGAAACAAGCATCAAATGGTGCTTTTAGTAATCTTTGTAATGAAAGAATTGCTTCACTGCAATAATTAGTTTCATCTAATTCAACAATCAACTCAACATCTTTTATTGCATAATCAAGATATGTTTGTGTATCTTCTAACCAAGCCCTACGATAAAACTCATTTGTATCTGAAAACTTCTCAGAAACTAATTTCTTTTTATTAAGGACTAATTCACCAACATAATCAAGACTCAAAGATGGTAGCGTTCCTCTTTGAGAATCGTTCCATTGTCTCTCAAAAGCAAGGTCTAAACTGAGGGTTATGCGGCCCCCTATGGGCTGCTCGATAGGGGAGAAGCCATTCTCACTATAAGCAAAAGTAAAGCCATCCTTGCTCTTTTTAACACCCTTTACGGATGAAGTTGGTGACATTCTATTAGGGTTAATTCCTAAAGCACAACACCTTTCAAGTAATTTAGGTATATCAGCGAAGTTACCGAACCAAGCAATTAGCATATCGGGGTCTTTGTCTATCATTGTATTAATGAAATGTTCAAGCATATCTTTTTCATTATCAAATACATGAAGATTAATTTCATCAGAATCTAATTTTGTTTCTTCTGTTATATTAGGAAACCACACCCATTGGTTATATTCTAAATCATAATTATCATACATTACAATAGTAGTAATCTTATCATGATATTCTCCACCTTGTTGCCATTCCATATCCCAATACCATTTACGCATTTTATATTCCGGCATTTCATGTATATTATCAACTGCATATCTAAAATGATAAGGAACATCTGCTTCATAAGTTGTAGCAAATAATTCTTTAGCCTTGTAAACATCAAATGAATTATCAACATAAACTTTCTTTAGTTTATTACCTTCAAGATTAACCCAATCACCTTCTTCATAATCAAAATCTCTTTCAAGATATTTACTAGGCTTGTAACTAGGTATTTCTCCACTTGAGTCTAGAATGTAAAAGTAAGGTCTAAAATTTACTGTTTTAGATTGCTTTACTCCATCCTCTCTCCAAGATAAGTATATGCTTTTTCCATCTTCTGTTTTGCTTATTATCATATTTATTCACCCGTTAACGTATGGTGCTTTTATTAAAATTCTATCATCAGAAACTACTAGCAAAGGAAAGTCATCCTTTACATAGAAGTTTAGTAGTTGTCCTTCTTTGAAGAAGGAATAGAGAGGGCCACTAAATTCAATAGTGGCAGGCTCTCCTAAAACAAACATAGGTTCTATCTGTTCTTCATATTTATTCTGAACATTTAGCCTAGTTGAAAGGTTAGTTAAACCTTCATTAAAGTCTA